AAGACAAATATTACCACTAATATACGCATTTTCATGCATAGCATGTGAATGTCTTTTCAATACCATTCCTTGTTTCTGTGGGTATACCCAACCTCTTATCCAAACTTCTTCTGTTTTAAATCCAATTTTTTTACAAAAATCGTGGTAAGAAGCTTTGGTAATCTCTTTGAGATCACGGATACATCTATCTTCCCATTGGAAAATATTGTAGTGTTCCCATTGATGGTTTTTATATAAGTCCTCATTCTGTTTAACTACGTCTAATAAATTATCAATCAACTGTAGATTAATAAGATCAAACCACATGTCAACAGAAAATTTTGGAGCAAACGGATTGTTTGGTAAATTAGATTTCCATGAACGCCATTCACCCATTTATCCTACCTCCATAATTTATATTCATAGCTAGAATATCTTTTCTCAGATCTTCTGAGTAAGGACATTTTTCCTGACAGATTCTACATATGGTATCTAAATTTTTAAAAGCTTCTGGAGTGTCCACAAAGTTTGAACATTTTTCCCAGTTAACTAAATCAAAATTCATTGTACAACCAACAGGACACAATCTCTCACATGGAGCGTCACATCCTTCACAGTTCTCATAATGTGGTTGTCCTTCTACAACAACAGCATCTTCAAACTCTGCATTTGTAAAGATGAGATCAATTTTATAATTCATCCCAAATTTTTTATGAAATGCTAAAGATGTTTTTGCTAGTGTTGCAGCACCAGATCTAATAGCAAACTGTTTACGATTGAGATTGTAACCATCATAACCAAAATTATATTCATATCTCATATTTAAGTATGTAATAATTTTAGGTAGAAAATTATTTTTGTAATAATAATCATAGGCAACGTCACTAAAAACATTCCAAACAATAATAGATTTACAAGTATCAGACAAATAAAAATCTTTATCTAATGAATCTGGTTTTCCTCTATTGTAATTGTCTTGTGCTCTTTGACGTATCAAATCATCAGGTGGTGTAGTAACAGTAACATCAAACATAATTGGAGTATCCCTAGTTACCCAGTTGATAGCTTCAACAATTTGATTGGTGTTCACAACTGTACCCAATGATCCTTCTTATTATCAAAAATATCTTCGTCGTATACAATTTGTGTAATGATATCAAATGCAATTGTAACACGGACATCATCACCCTCATATGGATCAGTGTAATGCTCTAACCAGTTCGGAAACAGATGCACCTTTCCTTTTTCGTTTTTACTTTTAAATGTTTTTTTAGTGTATGGATTTACATAGTGAGTATGAGTATTATAATCATCTAAACAAATATGTCCACCAAGATATGTGTACTGACTATTCCAATGTTGATGTGGTTTAATTTTTTGTCCCTTCCTCAATACGTTTGCCCAACACTGAACATATATCTTGTCCTCCCACATGTTAGCATCTAGTGTGGTAACAAGATTATCATGAGAGTTTCTAATAATATCTCTAATATGATCTGCCTCTTCCCAATCCAATAAATTATAGCTACTTGATCTAGATGTCATACTATCTTTACCTAGACCTGTATTCCAATCACTCTCATAATCATGAGTATTAATAATCTCATTCTCTCTTTTGAGAATAGTATCTCTAATATCTCTTACCTGCACCTCTCCTTCATACATATGCCATCTGTATGTTGGAGCAAAAATAGTTTTCGGTTCGTCGTTTTCAAATAAAATTACTTGACTCATAATTACATATACAAAAATTGACTCATAGAATATCTTCCAAATCCAGAAAGATTTTCCATTACGACAGATGTCACCTCATGGTATAAAATTGAAGGAAATATTACCGTAGAATTATTTAGACATGGAATTTTGATCGCTTTTTCAATGATAAAATCACCACCAGTAAACATCTTTGGTTCCTTATAGAACCAAGTAATAGCAGTGATTACACAATCATCTGTATGTGGTCTGTAGTGATCTCCATTCTCAAAGTAATGAATTTTAGTTTCATCTCTATTTGATCTCCACAGATAACGAAAGAATGGATGATTACCCATTAGAGATTCCATCAAACTTTCATTGAATATTTTTCTATTGATACTTAGTATATCAGATTGCTTTACGTCATCATACACAACATTTAGATGGAGACCTTTTCCTACCTTAAGTGCTACACCATCTTCATATGCAGTGCCTGGTCCTCCATCCTCTTCTGCACCTTTATATCTGTCAATGCTATACAGATATTCTAATTCATTCATTATCTTTTTTAACTCATCTGATGAGTAAAAATTTTGAATATGTGCGACTGGTAAATCAGATATCTTAGTAAAAGTCAAACCCGACATTATCAATCTCCTTTATATTTTTCCATCGGTATACAATAGCATCTGAAAAATACATTACCTTTGGAATTAATTCAAAACCAACCTCTTTGTTTTCAACATCTAGAGCATACAGATGTAGATCTCCAGTATCTAAACAAACAACAGATGTAAATGTTCCATTTGATGATACCTTTTGATCAGATATTTTTTCTATACAGTCAATCTCTCCTTCAATACCAAACTCTTCATGTAATACTTTTCTGATACCATACTCCATACTTCTGGTATCAGGTATGTTTTTTACATCAATGTATTCAGGAAACTTATAACTGTTCCTAACATTCAATAGTTGACTTGCCATTAGAAGTAATTAAAATTGATGTTAGCTCTATACTGTTGATCTGTGCATGTCGTACTATGATGCATTTTTCTAGCATCAAATTTTAACAGACGATTTTCAATACTCTCAACCTTTGTTCCATCCTCAAAGATTGTATATCCATCATTTGTATTGAGATAGAGAATAGCAGCTTTATGTTCAAAATCATAATCATAATGATCATGGTAATGATATAGAGTATCTGTTCTAGGATATAAATTTACTTTTACACGCATTAATGCTTTTGCTCCAAACATGAATAGAATAGGAACAATACATTGATCAAAGTGGTTACTGTTTGCTCTGTGATCATGATGCATAAGGTGAGTAAAATATGGATGTTTTTCTACTCCATGACCAGATACATCAGTATTTAAAAACCATGGTGTGTTCTGAGATAATAGAATTGTTTCTTGAACAACTTTAAACAAATCAGGTGCTAAGTAATTGTCAATAATTTCCATTTTAAATTTCTAAGAAGTCTTTGTTTAGTGGCATTGTGGTATCAAGTCCATACCACATAGAGAGAGTATATCTATCTCTCTTGATTACATTTGATACACCGTGACGAAATTCCATTCCATCAAAGTAAACTGTTCTTCCAGAAAGAGGTTGAACATCTACTCCTTCAATAACAGTATGACCACCAATGTAGTTGTCATTCAGATAAGTTATTGAAGCTCCTGTTGTGGTTTTCCTTGTTCTATCTTTATGAAATACTTTACAAGCACCGCATGGATACTTTACAATTTCAACATTCTGTAGAACAGAAAACTCTTTGTTAGTTACCTTACTCTTTACATCCTTTGCAAGATTAAGGATATCATAGTATGTCTCTGGTAGATTGTATTTACCAATCCCACCTTTATCCATACTGAGAACTCTAGTCTCATCCCATGTATATGTTTTTAGGATATTGTCTTTGAAAAAATCAATTATCCTATCTACAAAATCATCACTGAGATTAATGTGTGAAATATGGATCATCTGAATGGTGCTCCAATACTCCAACTAACAAGAGAATATCTAGTTCCCTCTGTAACTTCACGAACTCTGTGATATACAAATGCAGGAAATACAATTAAGGTTCCTCTAGAAGATAACTCCTCAGCAATCTTGGTTTCTTTCATGTTGTAATGAAATTCAAGCTCACCTCCTTTGAACTCACTTGCATCATTTAATAGTAGTGTTGTAGAAAGTTTTCTATACTTTCCTCTCATGTTTACATTAGTATCATCTTCTGGATAAACATAGTGATGTTGATCTGGATGCCAATCATAAAACTGACCGACTTTATATTTTGTAAACTGCAACATCTCTGTCCAGTCCCAATCATAATTCCATCCTGCAGATGAATTAGCAGCATCAATATATTTTTTTAGAATATTATAAATCCAAGGTTCGTCTAACCATGAGACGTGAGAGTTCCTTGTTTTAAATAAATCTTTTGTATCCTCTACTTCTACTGTTTCTCTATTAGTTCTATTAATATCACCTAATTCAAAATTCTCCTGCATACCCATTTTAATAATACGGTCGCATTGTTCTGGAGAAAATGCATTTTTAAACCACCAATAATTATTATAAAGATTCATCAGGCTCCATTATATTGAGTGTAATCAAAGTTAGGTATCTTATAAGTATACCATCCCGTCGTAATATATTTAGTCTCGGTCTTGGAAGGCACACCACGATGAACATGAGTCCAATCCACTGGCCACATGACTGTCAATCCTTTCCTTGGTTGTATTTTTATCTGTTGGTGAAACCACTCAGTTTCTCCACCATTGGTTACTGTGTTTAGGTATGTCATAAACACAAGATGCCTAGTTCCAACTAGATCAGACATAGTAGATTTCTCTGTATGCCATCCAAAAAAACCCTCACTAGGATTATATTTTTGAATATTAAAATTAGTATTCAATCCCCATACATCTTGGTTAGTAGAGCACCATGGATATTTGAGAGTATATTCTTTACACACATCAGTTAACTCTCTAAGATAATCCTGAATTCTGTTATCAGGATTTCTAGGAATGACAGTAACATCAGTTGATATTTTAAAATCTTCATTTACACCTTGACCAATAGCGCCAGGTTTTTTATCATCTGATTCCTCAAAGAAAGAAATTAAACCATCACAGACATCCTCACTTATATACCATCCAGCAATAAAATTTGGTGATTGTTGTGGAACATTGAACTCAATCATAATGACATATTAAAAGAGATAGCAATCTTTTCCTTACAGTCTTGTTTCTCTGTACCATGCATTATATCACTTGTAAACAATAAAAGCGAGCCAGGTAAACAAGAGTATTCACAATGTTGATGATTTTTATCATTCCACTCATCTGGATCAGGAAGCATTGTGGGTGTATTGAAAAATTTTATTTTTTCATGGATACCACATTTTACATAATAAACTCCTGCTATCACAGAACCGCCATGGTTATGTGGAAAAAGATAATCGCCAGGATAACTAATGTTTGCCCAACAATTTTGAATATGTAATGACTTTCTTCTTTTGTAACCTAGAGCATCTAGATACAAATTTGCATGTTTATAAAATTCTTCTACCAGACCATCTAGTTCTGCTACATCAAAAATGTTTTTCTCTAACCTATGTGTAGAGTCTACATTCTTTAATCTTTCGCGACAAGTTCCAATACTAGAAAAGGCACCTTTGATTTGTTTCTCATAGATGCCTAATTTATTATTTAAAATATTTGGTTGAAAATAAATCGCTTTTGGAAACCATAATGAAATCATATTGTTGTTTAATAATTTGGTTGAACCCACATATGTTGTTGAGGATCAAACTGATATTGTACATTCTTTTGCTCAAAAGCTAGCACTTGTTTATATGTTTTCTTTCCTTCATCCCAAACCCAACCCTTAGGATTTCTTTGTGCGTTTACAGTGTAATCTGACTCATCTTTATATGGAAGTGGCACACCTCCATTATCATTAATCTGATTAGATTGATATGGACATTCCCAGTGGCATGCCTTTTCATCTAAGATAACATGAGTTGCATTATGTCTTGGTGGAATAAAAGCATCTCTTACGTAATCATATTTACCACCAACAGCAGCATAATTTTTTCTTAAGCAAGGTTTACTATCAAAGATTGGTTCTACAGCATCACCGTAACTAGCTGGTGCAGGTTGAAATCTATGACGACCTTTAACTGCATTATATGATGTTTGTTTCCAATCCCATTGAGGTGCTCCGCCAAACAGATCAGAAAGAAACTTAACTCCTCTCTGTTCTATTTCTTCACCATCTTCATTCTTAAGAATGTCATCGTCAACTATAATGACATCTACGACAGTTCCTACTCTATCTATTTTTGCGAAATGTGCCATGATTTTATTGGAATTTATACTTGACAATTACAATACCGCCACCACCATTACCACCTTTAGGTTCTGGATAGTTACGAGGATCTTGGTCAGCAGCACCACCGCCACCTCCTCCAAGACCACCTGTGCCAGGATTACCGTTAGCAGTAGGAGATAGAGCACCTACTCCACCACCACCAGATCCACCATTGGGGTTATGAGGACCGCCAGGATAGTTTGCACCACCACCGCCTCCTCCATATGTTACAGGAGAACCAGAGATAGCAGATGTAAATCCGTTACCACCTCTTGCAGGTCCTGAGTTAGGTCTATTGTAACCATTCTGTCCTGATTCACTAGCACCGCCACCACCACCAGAAGTACCATTCTGTTGGTTAGCACCATATCCACCAGGAAATCCTTGACCTGATGTGCCAGGTCCGCCAGGTCCTTCACCTGCTCCGTCAGTACCATTACCGCCACCAGAACCACCTGATTGACCAGGTTTATCCTGTTGACCTCCTCCACCGCCACCAATAGCGGTTTGTGTTCCTAGTGAACTATTTCCACCAGGTGATCCAGCAGAGTTACCAGTTCCTCCAGTTCCTCCACCACCAATAGAGACTGACATAGAACCAACGGATACAGCATAATTGTAACCTTCAGTTCTTAAGACGCCACCAGCACCACCGCCACCGCCAGATCCAAAGTTATTAAAATCTCCTGAGGCAAATCCTCCTCCACCACCGCCACCTGCGACGATAAGGTAGTCAACTGTATTACCAAATGGTTGAGTAGAGTCTCCAACTTCTGTAACAACAAAAGAAGATGCACTGTTAAAAGTATGAATACGGAAGTCACCGTCATTCTGGATTGCACCTCCAGAAGCTACGATAAATCCGCCACCAGCACCAACAGCAGCTTTCCATTCTGTACCGTCATATACTTCAATACCACCCTGCTCAGAGTTGTAAATCATCATGCCAGCAGTTGCTGACAATGAATCCCTTTGAGAATCACTGTAAGATGGTAAATTTAATGTCCCTGTAATGTTAAGGGTTCCAGCATTTAATGTAGACATAACTGATCAGAACTTTCCTCCACTGTATTTATTAAACATCGGATACACCACTAGTAGGATACTGTCTTCCTTCTCCCCAGATAATTCTAACAGCACCTCTACCGCCAGTACATCCATTGGAGAATGTATCATCTTCAACACCTCCACCACCTCCACCAGGTATACCACCAACGGTAGACTGGGGAGGAGATGTACTAGAGTCAGGAGAACCAGTTACGCTACCAGAGCTACCAAATGATCCACTACTACCCTGTCCATAGACTCCAGTTCCTCCACCAGAACCTTCAGTGCCAGGAGGTTGACTGTTAATATTTCTACCACCAGCACCACCACCGCCAGAGCCGTTACCTCCGCCACCTTGTGTACCTGCACCAATACCACCATTTCCTGAATATCCACCTGCTCCACCGCCACCAGCACCAGCACCGTTCCACTGAGAACGACCTCCTTGTCCACCTACACCACCACCAGATCTTCCAGTACCAGCGGAACCTCCACCTGTACCACCATCAATTTGTGAACTAGTATTACTTACTCCACCGTTACCACCGCCACCACGTAGTAAATCGGTTCCTCCTCTTGAAATCTTAGAATCTCCACCAGATGCAGCAGCTCCTGTTGAACTAGGTGAACCACCAGAACCACCTCCACCAACAGTAACAGTCAATGATTCTCCTGATGTCACAGAAAATGTTCCATATGCGAGACCACCGCCTCCACCACCAGATGAACCAGGTCCTGAGGTACCATTGTTACCTCCTCCACCTCCGCCACCGCCAACGCATACGGCAGAAATTTGTGTTACTCCTGATGGAACGTCAAAGGTATAAGAACCAGGTGAACTATAATATGCTTGACCAGGTTCTGCAATACCACCTGTACCTACAGAAACTTGCCAAGCTTCTCCATCCCATACTTGCACACTAGGATCTTCATTGTTATAGATCATCATCCCAATTGTAGGTGTCAGAGCATCCCTTTGAGAATTATTGTAAGATGGTAACTGCAGTGTTCCTGTAATGTTAAGGGTTCCAGCATTTAATGTAGACATAGTTTTTTACTGCCTCTGTGTTTCTTGCCAAATGAGGTATCCATCATTATTGGGAGCATATACATAGATTTTTTTAGATTCAGGTTCCCAACAGATAGCTCCTTCCTCTGCTCTTGGCATGTCACCAATACCATGAATAGGTAGGTCTACCGAAATACTTGGATTGGCAGTAGTAACTGTCAATTTTCCATCTATAAAAGCCATGGTAAAATTCTCCGTTAGTGTTATTTATAGTATATTCCAGACACCGCCAGATGAGATGGTGACTGTGTATCCGCTCGCAATAGAGACAGGACCGTATGATGCAGCGTTGTCCGCACCACCGATTGTGAGGTTCTGAGAAATACTATTTCTGTTTCTCTTAACAATACCGTAAGTATCTAGGTATTGTGCGTCTCCGTTGACACGGGTGATACCTCTAATGTTTGCTTCTCCATCAACATCCAATGTGTATTGAGGATCTGTCTTATTGATACCAACTTTAGATAGTCTGTAAATGTCAGATCCGTTAGAAGCCTCAGTCCATCTAGAGGTAACAAACTCTGCATTGTTCTGGAAGAGTTGACCATTGAAGTTAACATCACCTTGAACATTAAGTTTGTAATTTCTAACAGTGCTTGTTGATGGATCAGTTCCAGAATGCTGTGTTGTATTAATTGCAACAGCATTTGTATCTCCCTTAATTTGTAATGCTGGAGTTGTGTTCCAGTCACTATTACCATTGCTATTAGAAGCTTGGATGGAGAAGATGTGATTAGCAATTAACTGGTTACCAATTCTAAAGTTTCTGTAGTTTGCAGCACCAAAGAATTCAATTGGAGCACCTGAGTTATCATTAGCAGTATCAATATAGAGTGTGCCACGGACACGACCAGAACCTGCAACATCTAATGGATATGATGGAGTATCTGTTTGAATACCAATTCTGTTGGTGACAGATAAAGTACCAGGTGAAGCAGCAGAACCAACCTTGAATAGCAAGCTAGATTCCGAACTATCCATAATGAAGTAGTTGGCGAAGCTGGTTCCAGAAACAGTTCCATCAGCATGGAAGTATTGGAAGTAACCTTTCTGTGCAAATGAACCACCAGAAAGATCACTAAATGTAATCTGAGCACCAGCAGCATTTGTTGATGAATAGATGCCAAGACCAAGATCACCACGAACATCTAAGTTGTATGCAGGAGATGAACCAGCATTAATACCAACTCTGTCTGCAGACACATCAACGAATAGTGTATCGGTGTCAACTGCAAAGTCATCTGTAACGGTTGCCTTACTGCTAAAGTTAGCATCACCAGAAACTGTTAGGGTAGATCCAACACCAGTAATGTTCAACGATCCAGACATGCTATCGCCAGCCTTAAGAACGTTTAGTGAAGCAGAACCAGTTAGGTTTGCAGTGATTGTTCCAGCAGCGAAGTTACCATTGGAATCTCTCTTAACACCAGTGTCTGCAACGTTTGATGATTGGAAGTCAATGTTACCTGCGTTCCAAACAACGTTACCGTTAACGTTAAAACCATCAGCGTTTGCAACTAAACAGTTTAGAGTACCAGAACCATCAGTAGCATTACCACCTGTTGCAACTAAACCTACGTTGTAGTTAGCTGGAGAGATAGATGAATTGAAGTAAACGCCAGGTGAGGATGCAATGCTATCCTTTCTACCTAGTCTTAAGTTTGCAGTACCACCATCACTTTCTAACTTAGCGACTTGAATAGTGTTTCCATCTTCAATAGTGAAATCTTGGAATTCTTTTCTGTCTGATGCAGAACCGATTGTTTTTGCACCTACAAAGTTACCAGTAGTTAATCTACCAATGATGATTGTAAAGTCATTAGTGTTATCTGGATCGTTATTAACAATGATATTATCAATAGCGATAGTACCTGTACCTTGTCCGTTTGCGTCATATAGGTTGACGTTAGAACCAGGTGTAAATGGTGTTGTATTTAAAATTAAACCAGAAACATAAATTCTAAACTTAGGATCTCCATTAAATGCTTTGATGGTTAAATTATCTTGGATAATTTTAGAACTCATGAAGTTCGGTAATCTATTATCAGATAAAGTTCCGAAGTTAATGTTTAGAGCATTCTGATACCAAATACCTTGTCTGTTATCAAGTCTGTCAGCGTCTAATTCAGATCCAATACCATCATTTAATGATGACCAAATCTTCGCCCAAGATCCAAAGGTTGTAACACCAGTTCCAGATCCACGAAGATACATGTTATCGTTATCTGTAAATGCAAGTTGTCTTACACCACCAAACGATGCATCAAAACTAGTTCCACCAGCTCTAAGTGTAAGAACCAAATTCTTGCTTCCGCCATCAACCAAACCGTTTGCTGTATTGTTAATAGTGTTAGCAACAATACCTCCAGCAAAGTTATCGGGTGATGGGTTTGAAGTTGGGTTGTTAGTACCACTTGAAAGTCTAAGTGTATTACCAGAAGAACCAGAAACATCAATAGGATATGAACCACTTAATCTGTCTTCTGGAACTGTTCCTGAGAATAAGTTAGTAGCATTGGTATAGTAAACACCTTGCTGTCCATCTAGTAGGTCAGCATCAAGACCTGAGTCTGCACCAACGTCTAGTTCAACAGAACCATTACCTGATTGTCCTACAAGGAATTGAGATTTCTTAAATCTTGCAACACCAATAGTTCCGAATAGATCAGATGAAATAGTAAGATCAGAAACTCTTTGAACGTCTAAGGATACGTTTGCAAACTGTTTGTTAACAGTACTAATCTTAACAAGTAAAACAAGACCAGAACCGCCACCAATTTCTGTGGGTGGAACTGTCATTGTGAAGTCTGCATCGTAACCAGAACCACCATCAGTCACAGTAATCTCTGTGATAGTGCCTCCAGAAATGATGAGGTTCATCTTAGCCTCAGTTCCAGTACCACCAATTACATCAACATCAAAGTATTGTCCGTTTGTAAATCCAGTACCACCGTTAGAAATAATAACATCATTAACAAAGTTACCTCTAGTAAAGGTAGACTCAAAGATCATTGGCGATTCGCCACGTTCAAATTCAATAACAGTTCCAGCAGCAATTGTTGCAGTGACTGGGTTGTTTAATGCAACTGTGGTTGAACCACCAGTAGTAAGAACACCAGTGATGTTTGTATTTGGTTGTATACCAGATACGTTATTCTTAACTTCGTGTCCTACAAGTGCGTCAGCTAGTGTGGAGAATACCATCTCACTAGCACCACTGTTACATGTGGAAGTTAACTTAGCAAAGTATCTTCTCTCAGAACCTTTAACTGACTGAACTGCTAATGCAAAGTTTTGGTCACCACGTAAGAATGTGAAGGAGTTTGCAGCACCACCAGATGCAAGTCTATCTGTCTCAATAATGCCAGATACAATCTGGTTTGCAGCAATCTGATTGGATGATAGAGATACCCAGTTGAGAGAGTTAGAAGATGATGTATTAACAACTCTAGTAATGTCAATATCAACTGCAGGAATATCACTACTTTCAATAAAGTCATTATCCTCTAGTTTGATTCTATTAACAATGTCTCCATAAAGTCTACTCTCAATAAGTGATGTAGCAGTTGCAGCAACACCAGATCCTGCAGGAGCAGCGATATTAACAGTTGGTGCGACAGTATATCCTTTACCACCTTTGAATCCGTTGAATACAATAAGGTCAATTGCAACAACTTCACCATTAGCAATAATAGCTTGTGCTTTTGCTTCAATAGATCCAGCTTGAGGAGTACCACCAGTTAGAGTTACAGTTGGTGGAGTTGCATATCCAGATCCACCTTGTGTGATGTTAATTTGGAATACAACACCTTGTCTGTATTCAGTTGCTTGTAGACGACCACCTGTAATACTACCAGTGAAGATATCACCAATAGTAAATTGTACTGTTGTATCTACACCGAATGCTAAGAATTGACTATCTAAGTCATTGTTTAGAATGAATGATGTAGAAGTATCTTGTTCAATCGCAATATCACCAGCAAGTGCTCCCTCTAGTGCTAATCTTTCTGTTTGGTTAGCAACTGTAAAGACTTCAAATGGTCTAAGTGCAGGAATCTGATCAACAGAAATTTTACCAGAGTCAGTAAGTTCTACAAGGTTTCTTGGAACAGCGTTTGTAGAGAAAGGTTTGTTGATGTAAGGACCTAGATTGTTTGTGATGTAATCCTTAACTGCTTTCTGTGTGGGTAGCTTTGAGTTACTGGAGTTAGCACCACCTAATGTGTTAGATGCATCAAAACCAGTAACAACAACGTCACCACCTTTTAATTTCAAGAATTCAACTTCAGAAATTGTAACCGTACCAGTAAAGGTAATAGCACCAGTTCTGTTTTCAATTCTAGCAAATGTACCAACCTTGAAGTCTCCTAGTTCGTCAGTACCAGAAACATATACACGACCATACTGTTCTGAAACCTGTTCAAATGCTTCTGTCTTAGTACCACCGTTCTCAGGTAGTGCAAGGTAGTTTGTACCTGATCCTGCAAATTCCCAAGTATGTGATGATGAGTTAACAATAGATGGTCTGTGTAGATTAATTGACTCACCAGTAAGAGTGCCAGCAGAGACAACACTACCAGTGGTGGTATTTGTTAGATTTAAAGGATCTCCAGTTCCATTGTCAAGAGTTAACTGTGCAGAGAAAGGAGGACCTACAGTAACACCATCTACAGAGTCAACGAAGAATTCAATATTTTCATTTGTGTTTCTAAATCCATCAATTTTTACAACGTAATGCTCTAGTGGTTCTCTACCCAATCCAGTAACTGTTAGAATTGTTCTACCAGTTGGAGTAGATGATACGTTACTGATAGTTCCTTTATCAAAGCTGTAACATTCTTCTCTAAATCCAATACCACGAAGAGCGTAGATACCAAAGTTTGTAGCAGAGTTAGTGATAGATGCATAACCACCAGACTCAGCAAGAACACCATCAGCACAGAAGATAACGAACACAGAAACTAACTGTGTATAACCATCGTTGATAATCTTATAACCTGTACCACCAAAGGAGACAATCGTAAATGCCGATGCAACCATTGACTTACCCTGATTAGGGAATGATGCAGTCCCATCTAACTCAAGACCAGGAAATGGGCAGTTAGGTTGTTTAACTTTAGATCCATCAACCAGTGCACCACCACCTCCTAAGAAGGAGATAACAGATGCGTTCTGTGTATATGGAGATGCCTCAATGATTGGGAAGTCATCAAAGTCAGCACGGACTGACATTCTGACATTGTTCTGATCAGTGATGAAACTACTTGGATACGTAATAATATCAGATGTATCATGCAGAGTTCCAAATGTCTTAGTTGTAGAACCAGGCTCTGTTCCGTTGCTAGGATCTACAGAATATTTTAGAATATCATCAAGTAAATCAAATGATGTATTGATAGAAGAGTCTACGTTTGAACATGTAGATCCAGATCCATCATCTACTAGGATACTCCAGTCTTCAAATTTAGGAATTCCAGAAGATAATGTAACATAATCGGTGATTAGTAGAGCATCACCACTTACAAATGTATGTGGATCAGTGTTACTTCCTGCAACACCCACATTCATTGTAAACGTCGCAACTCCAACCGCTTCGTTATAACTTAAAACTTCAAACGATTGTCCTACGTTCTGATCAAAAATCTTAGGACTCTCATCATTTCCACCACCGCTATAAGCACAACTGAATATGATACCACCTAACTGGAATGCAACTCTAGAGTTAGCATTCTGTCCAAAACCTGTAGGAATACTAGAGACAGGCATTGAAAGACTCAATACACCAGTAGTAGGAGTATAAGTTGCGTTAGAAATTGAACGAGATACAACACCACTAGTGGTTGGTGCTACACCAACATTGACAGTAATAGTTGTTGAGGTTGCTGCATCAATATTAATAGCAGTATTATATGCAGGGTCAGTTACTCTTGGATATGTGTGTTGAGTAGCATTACCATCTTTATCACAAGTAAATGTGAGTGAGTTAGCAGCAATCTGAATACTTGTATTTACTGGTAATGAGTGATTACCAATAGTCAATACCATATCACCCGTAGATGGATCATAAGTTGCATTAGTAACATTATGATTTACGATAGGTGACGCACCTACGTTTACGGTAAAGGTATCTGTGCCTGCTGCAGTAATTGCTAATGCTTGTCCAGATGCAGGATCAGATGCTCTAGGATATGTTTTAGTTGATGTATTACCGTCCATTGAGCAGGTAAAGGACAGTGCATTATTAGCGATATTAATTGTATTTGATGTGGTTAACCCATGTCCAGCAGAGTAGATAACCATCTCACCAGTGGAAGCAGTATATAATATGTCAGTGATTGGATTAGGTAAGGCACCAACGTTACTTGTAACTGTTCCTGACACAAATGTATGTGCATAGTCACCACCTGATTGAACTGCATTGGTAGCTGTGCCACCAGCCCAAAGATGATTTCCACCAGTTCCACCAGTAGAACCAGTTGCAGACCAGTTCTTAGATGCATACTTAGCATATAATCTAGCTCTAGTATATGCATAACGAACATAAGGAATCTCTGATACTGATACACCAGTAATAGTGCTACCGCTATAGTAAGATTCAGCAGCATCAACAATACCGCTGTTACCACCAAGAACTAAATCTTTTACTAAAGCTTTTAAAATTAATTTTGTATCTCTAGGACATTTTCTTTCGTTGATATTTGAGTAAGCAATCTCAGGAAATGCTGTTAGAGTATCTTGGAATGCCTGATCAGCAATCAAGTCTGCGTTTCTAGCGATTAGATATGCACCATCTAAGTATGTTCCTGATGCATTGTTGGTAATTACATCTCCCCAAAGGAATGCTAGAGTATCAATAGCAGCTTTTACATCAGCACAAGCAGGAGTTCCAGCGGTTGTTGTAATTACAGTGTCATCAAAGTATCTTGGTACAGAAGAGTATCTTGGAGTGTAGATAGGATCATTAGTAGTTCCATCTTCCATTCTCCAGTTTCTCATTGCAAGAACGCACAATCTACGTGCATATTCTACTGCACGAATGTTTTGTACAATTTCATCCTCAATGAATGCAATCTTACCATTAACAATATATTTTTTAGCTGCATCAATGATGTTGTGGTTAGATCCAAATTCAAGGTCTCTGACGAGAGCATTGACAAAGTGGATAACGTCTTGACGACATTGCTCATCACCATCATCTCCAGTGTTATTACCTGATGTTGGAGAACTATATGCAGGATAAATTTTATTACCAGCAGCACATGAGATAAGAATATCTGCAAGTTTTACAATATTATCTTCAGCGAGACCAGGAATAGCAGTTCCTGTAGATATAGTTGCCTCTCCAGTTACAAGATTGTCGTAAGTAAATCCTGTAATGTTGTATGCAGTGCCACCAAATGTTACTGTACCACCGCTAACATAGTTGTTATCAGATGGTGTAGTTCCTAAGTAAATCTTGAAATCAGTTCCACTGACATCATATACACGGAAGTGATCTGTCTTAAATTCTACGTTAATTTGTCCTACAACTTCGTCAGCAATAAACTCTCTGTTGTTACGTAAGAATACACAAGCATCTTGGAATCTTCTTTCTACAGGACTGGATAGTGGGAATTTATTTGGTGAGTTTAAAAGTGAAAGTGTAATAGATTTGGAGAAAGACTTTGCAGTTGCTACTGTGCCAGGATCAAAGTTAGCAGTTGTAATTGCTGGTAACTTTTTAGGAATAACAAATCTTCTAGAACGTCCATCAGCATCTTCTAAAACTTTGTAAATTCTTTGCTTACCCATAAGGACGGATAAGTCTGGAGATGAAGTAGGTAGTCCCTCAATTAAAATTTCTTGTCCTTCTTTAAAGTCGTGAATATTACTTCTACCAACTAGTTCATTGGTATAGAATACAATACCACCTAAATCTTCTGCGTTACCAAACTGTGCATTTTGGAAACCACCAGTAGCGATACTTGGATCTCCTTGTAGAGAGAAGTCAAGTCTTTGAATAGGGACAGATGTTGTAATATCATCATCAAAGGATACGACCTCACCCTCAGCTCTAATTGATTTTAGAGATGTAGTATCAAAACTATTGACTGTAATATTAGCATCAAAAATATCAATCGCTTCTGTTGCTGTTGAATCCCAACTAGGTGAATTTAAAATTGGTACAACTTCTACATCCCAGTATGTTGGTGAGTTGTCATCATTAATCGCTTTTACTTCATAAAAACCTTGTGTGAAACTACTGTTATCAGTGTCGTTAAGGTAGATATATGTGCCAGGTGGAATTAGTGTATCGGGATCTGTGGTAGTTCTAAAAATATTTTTTCCAGCTGTAGCAGTAATTGTTATTGCAACAGAAGATCCCTGTGCTCCACTAACAATATAATTAAATCGCTCACCCTCTAGGAAAGAACCACTTTTAAGTTCTACATCTACAGAACCAGTCAGGTATGCATCAACACCTGAGGTTGAATTAAATCTGACACCTGTTAATTTCGCTCTAGCACCAGTGTTGATACCAACCACCTCTAGTCCTGTGACAAGAGCTGATAAACCAGTGTTTTCTTGGAAGTTGACACGGAACTGATCAGGTCCGAAAATTTGATGACCGATTGGGAAGTTAACCCCAAAGTCTCCATTGACTTCATTGTCAATAATAATTCTTTGCTTGTCATCAAAGACCATAGCAAAGTCCCAAGTAGCAACAGCGTCACCAATAGAGTCAACTTGGTCTCTATAAGTAACACCAATTACATAGTTCTTATCACCAAACTTGAAGATGTGCTTCTTTGGATTAGCAGGACGAATAATAACAAGACGGAGGTTGTCACCAACAACTGAGCAATCTGGAGGTAGAGAGATTGGGTTGTCTTCTACATAGTCACCACCAGATACAATAAGTGTTTCTTTAACGCCAGGTGTTGCCCACGCTAATTGTGCTGCCCTTTTAATAGTTCTTACTGGGTTTACAGCAGAACGACCATCATTAAGATCATCACCAATTTGTGCAGAAACGTAAACTCTACCACCAACGTCATTCGTTGCTAGGTTAAGGACGTATTCTGTGGTTGCAATCTTGTCTGATCTGTCACCTAATAGAGGTGTAATAGATCTTGGAAATATACCAGCTTCTCCAGTTTGATTATATGCAAATGAATTTGTATCATTGGCACGGAAACCAATATGTTTGAATTGTACTTCACCGTTTAATGCAACACCATCTAGATGTGTGGGTGCTTCAGGACCTGTTTGTCCAGAATTAATTGCCTGATAAACATTAGCACCAAAATATCTGTAAGCATTCTTTTGAACAATAACATTGGCACCCCATGCTGTGCCTGTGTTGTTCATAAATGTCTTCAGATTAGGAGCTCTGAAGTTTGTGTCAGGCGTAATAAAGTTGTCAATATCTAGGTTTAGAATTCTAGCAGTATCAGAAATGATAGATGTAGAAGTTCTAACAGCACCGTTAATATCAAGTTCAAAGTCAACAGTATCAAGTACAGATTCAGCAGTAGCACCTCCACCATTACCACCAGTGATAGTTACGGTAGGAGCAGACGTGTAACCAGAACCAGGATTATTGATTGCAATATTAACAACTTGACCATTGAAGATAAATGCAGAGGCAAGAGCTTGGATACCACCAGCTGTTGGTGGTGGATCAATTGTTACAGAGGGTTCAGTAGTATATCCAGAACCACCTGTGACGACATTAATTTCGTTTACTCTTTCACCCGTTCTGTTAATACCAACACGAGGTAGAGCAGTGTTAGCATCTAACTGTGCTCTGATAATTTCCTTCTCGGCAGAACCAGTGCCAGATCGGATAGTCAGTTCCTGATCGCCAATTAAACGTGGTTTAGAACCTCTTACAAATTCCTTGTCAGAATTAATATTAAAACTCATGGTGCCTGCTGCAGTAACGCCTAGTTATTCCTTTTTATATTTAGCATTAAGTTTGCACTTACTGCCATTCAATACTTATGACTTGCGTAGACACTACCCATTTGATGACATTTGTTGTACCAGCTCTAGTCGTAGAGTAACTAAAACGGAATGATGATCCTAGTGGTTGAATATCCCATGTCTGTCCTGCAGGAATATCATCTTTAATTACAGTATTCATACTTGAGAGAATGGAAACATCTCCTGCAGAATTTGCATAGGCAACAGATTCAATCTTAGCTCCGTAGACAACTCCAGTTGGATTGACAGCGATGATGTTACCAGTCACAAAGTTTAGAGTGTTGGCAGCAATAGGAATTTGTGTTCCTACACCATCCAATGCTAGTACAGCAGTATTAAGACCTCTAAGAATATATTGTGTTGTACTACTGTCTGTAAACACAGAGTTTTTAATTTCTAAGGTGTTTAAATCTTTTGCGTTTCTAAGTTCATCTACTACTGTGGTTTTATCAATAGAAAATCCACCAGTAGAATCAAACTTTTCTAATTCAGTTGCCATGTTACTTCTTAGTGATTTGAGAGGTTAGGGTGATGTTGATAGATTGTGTGGTTCCAATTCCAGCACCAAGTTCTATATTCATACGAACTTTATTATCACCAGTCACTTCAAAAGTTGGAATAATAAGTTGCTGACCAGTTCTAACGTTACCATATTCTGTATGGGAAACGTCCGTTCCATTATCTATAATGCCAAACTCAATATATTCTTTCTCACCTGTTGTTGGATTGTGTGCAGTAATTACTGTCTTTGCTCCAATTTCAACAGATGGATTGTAAATTATCTGACCACCAGTGTTTGTTGTTCCTTTAACTAAAGTTAGATCCTGTGTTCTGGTTGTAGTATCTGCAAGTTCAAACTCTGTAAGATCTCCATCAAAAACTTTTACTCCTGTAAAGGATCCTGTACCGAATGTGGTGTTGAAATAAACATCACCTTGATTATCAAGTCTCAATACTGGTTCAGTATAAAGACCAGAAGAAAGACCTAGATCAAAGTATTGTTTTGAAGAATGTAAGAATGTGGTTGTAGTAGAAGTATTATCTAAAGTAGTATCTGCACTATCAAAAGTAATCAGTGATGCTGTTATCTCTAATTCATCAGATGTCATTGATCTGATTGTATCCACAGCATAAAAATCTAGTGCGGTGGTGGTTAGTTGAGCTGTGTTATTACCATCATTATAGAAATATAAGATGTTTTCGTTTGCGCCAGGTGAAGTCTCAGGAATAATATAAGTATTCTGATCAACGTCTTTAACACCACCAAGAGAACCCCAGTTGGTTCCATCATATCCTTCAAACTGTCCAGCAGTTGTACTAAATCTGATACCACCTTGGATTGCAGATCCTCTATCTCCATCAGAACCAACTGGAACTGTCAATGTAGTATTACAATCAACGTCTACTCTCTTACCAGCATTAGGTTGTAATACAAGATCTCTAATGTCTGTAGATATTCTATTACCAAATAATCTCAAGTCTCCACTAATAACAAGAGGTGTAAATCCTAATGGAGAAATTCTAACCTCCTCAATTTCCTCAAATGTAAGTGGAGCAACTGCAGATGCAAACCATTCTAGCTCTGCTGTTCCGTTTGGTTGAGTTCCTGTTGTATGTGTAGGTTCAGCACCACTTGTAGCGGTAGTTCCTTGTCCTCCATTAGGAACAACATAGATATTGTTTCTCCACTTAACATAATCTCCTTCACTGACAGGTGCGTTACTAATAAATTCCGTGTATGTTGGTGCGGTTGTATTTACAGATCTGACATTTTTAACAGTTACATACTCATGCCAGTTAGGAGTAAATCTTTGAGTAACCTGATTATCATTAACAAAGTGTAGTGTATTGTCGTTAGCACCTACAGTCAATTCTGCTAGAATATATGTGTTACCATCTAGGTCACGAACACCTCCAAGAGATGACCATGATGAAGAGTTAGAACTATATCCTTCATACTGATTTGTGTCACTATTAAATCTAATAGATCCATCTGCTGCTAAACCAGTTGGTCTTTCAGATGAGGTACCAACTGGAAGTACAAATGCAGTGTTTGTATTTACCTTTGCAATTCTTCCTGCAAAAGGTGTGAAATCTAAGTCATAGTTGTTAATAGATTCAATATTAGCATTTTCAATCTTTAATGCGTCATTTGAATTAAAGAGAGTCGTTGTCTTAATCTCACCAGTAGTTGTGATATTACCAGTAGTCTTGGCAACAGTAGCGTATGATCCAAGTGCTACGTCAGCAGACAAATTAATACTTGTTGTTGCTACAATGTCTAAAGCAGTTGAGGCATTAATGGTAGATAGTGAAATTACATTACCAGAAATATTAGATGCACTTAAACTACTTGATACATTAGCACTAGTGAACGTTGCTGATGATGATTGAATACTATTGGATTTAATCGCTCCAGTTTCAACGTCAAGTTCAATTACGTCTACAACATCAATATCAATAAGTTCAGCTGCGAATCCACTACCAAATACTCTTGGGTTAGTTGGATCAACCGTAATAGTTGCTTCGTCACCATCTTCACCTCCCATATCAGGGTGGTTATCACAATAATAATAGAGGGTAGATGGTGTAGTATCTGTAACCTGTATCTCAATATAAGGTGATGCACCACTAACCACGGTAATACCAGTTGTATATTCTGTTCCGTAAAACTTAATACTAATAATACCAGTTGCTACTGGTGCTGGTGATACACGAACCGTTGTTGCGTCTACAATCTCTGTTACTAATGTCTTCTCTCCTAATTGACCAGGATCATTTCCTGTTTCCTCTACCGCCATTCCAACTTGAATGCCAGTGGTGCTAGTCACGTTGATAGTATCAGTTCCATTAGTAACTGTTGTAGCTATCACTGCTGACTCTAACCATTTTCCATCTGGGAATGTACTAAACTTGATATTATGACTAGTCATTGAGGGATCAAGATTAAATCTGTATCTCTCTCCAACATAGAATGTAATATCTGGTGCGTAAGCTAATGTGCCTCCTAATGGAGATATGTAAAACTTGCCTTCTGGAGATCTAGCAACGTTAATAGTGTAGTCTGTGGTAGTACCAACTTTTCTTATGATATCTCCATCAGAAAAAGATGCTCCAAGTAATAAAACATAATCAATATTACCACCAGTGGATTTAACAAATCCTACCTCATGAGAACTTCCTCCACCCTCACTAATTTCCCACAGATCACCAACAGTGAATACAGAAGAGGAAACCGTTCCTGTAAATGTCAAGTGTTGTACAGCTTCAGATTTAACTGTGTACTCAATGGGTTTGACAAGATCAGTTGATGCAACAGTTAACACATCACCAATAGCATATCCTGTACCACCATTTACAACGGTTAAAGTCTCTACTGCTCCTACAACATCAATGGTATAGTTAAATGTTGATACTCCAACACCCCATTTAGGTATGAATTGTAGATTTGCTTGATAGAAAGGAGCTGTTGAGGCAGCATCAAGTTCAACTGTATTAGCGTCAATAACGTTAATAATTTCAAGACCATCTGCAACATTAGTATTGACACCAGTAATAACGTATCCAGCAACTAAGGATGAAGTTCCGCCAGGAATTGTAAGGATGGTTGGTGTGGCACTGGCAAATGTGATATTTGCTGCTCCACTAGCGTTTGCAGCAACATCTACCTCTACAGTAGTTCCATTTGTAATACTAACAACAGTAACTGTAGCTCCACCTGCGAATCCTCCTACAGATCCACCTTGGTCTACCGCTAGAATCATGCCAGGTATAACTTCGTTAGTAGATGCACCTAGAGTAACTGTTGTGCTACCAGAGGTTAAAGTACATCCTGTAGAAATATGTGTACCACCAATATCAATATTGTTTATTGTTTGTGATACTGGTAGAGTTAGAACATTACCTGCTGTATATCCTGTCTCTTTACTAATAGAGTCAAAACTTAAAAGACCTGCATCAGAATCAACGGTCACTTCTAAACCACTACCACCTCCACCACCAAGGAGAGCGTCAGCAACTGTTAAAACATCTCCTGCCTCATATTGGTTGTTACCACCATCTGAGACAGAACAGTTAGTAACTTCACCACCTGTAACCTCAACAATAAGGAGAGCACCAGATCCATTACCAGATCCACTAACGTTAGTAGAAGCTACACCAGAATAAAAACCATCAGTGTAACCAGAACCACCGTCAGAGACAGTAATTTCCAATCCAGTAACTGTAAAGTCTACCGTTGCACCACTTCCACTACCACCCTGTAAAGGCACACCTGTGAAGGTTCCTGCTTGATATCCAGTACCACTGCCAGCAGTACCTCTAAAATGATCTACAAAGAATGTACCTGTACCAGCAGTACCAGATCCACCTAGAAGAGGTACAGCTGTAAATGTTCCAAACTCATATCCAGAACCACGAGTGAGATTGATTCCACCACTAGTAGGAATGGATTTTCTTCTTATAACTTCATCTTTATATACAGTTAATTGACCTTCTTCAATATCTAAAATATTTTTGCTTCCTGAGACAAATGCAATGGTCTTAGATGCTGGTCTGTAAAAACCTAATGAAGGTTCATTGTTAAATGCTAATGATGGTAATGGTTTCGTTCCATCACCTAATTTTAGGATACCAGTAGATAGATCACTACCACCTGCTGTTACATTAAAAATCGCTGCTGCGATCTGATTAATTTTGACCCTTTGTGATTCAAAGGTATCGGTCTTTGCGACATTAATTGCTGGCATTTTTTACTAACTCTCTAAGTAGTGATTTAATTTCAGAGATTTCATTCTTCAACATATTTATGTCGTCTAACGCGGAACCTAGGTGTTTTGATTTGCGTCTTGCTTCAATAGCAGAATCGTCCACATTGATGATGGCACCAGTGTTTTTGTCTCTTACGAGACCATCATGTCCCTCAACTTTAATATAGTCCATACGCGGAGATTAGAAAGATGCTACAGCTCTAATATCTTGAATCTTAGGAACGAATGCGGGATCAACTCCAAGCATTACAATTTTGATTGCAAAAGAGGAAAATTCTTCTAGATTAGAAACACTATATTTTAAATCTTGATATGAAGATTGTTTCTCAACCACACTAGAGATACTATTTTCACTAGTAGCAATTTCAAGTGTATCTGGTTGTCCATTATCGTTAAAGTATACCCAATCAATATCCTCAAAGTTTTCTTGACTAGATGCTTTCTTGAACTTAAATAGAACCTCAATATTTTCAATCTCTTTTACATTTGCCATCAAATGAACATTGATAGATGTAGCTGGATTGTTGATAACAATTTCTTTAGTAACATACTTAGCAGCAGAAGAACTATTCTTAGAAGTATTCTCTGCCACGAAGTCAATACCATTCTGATAGGTTACTTTACCAACCTCAAGATATGAATTTTCTGTTTCAGGTTGATTAGGATACTTAATGAAATCTCCTACACGGAAGATGTCAGCAAGTTGTAAACTGATATCAGCATTTCTATTATAGACAGTGCTATCAATCAATCTATCTGTAAAGTTGTCATTGATTGGTTGAATATCATTTCTCAATGTCAATTCTTGATTTTGACTATCCCAAAGAACCACTCTACCTGAGATCTTGTTATCATAAGTTTGAGTCAATACATTAGGATTACGTGCCACAATCGTAACAGCCTCATCAATAGAGAAAAGAACTTGTGATGGATTAGAATCAACGGTGACCGAAGTCAAACTACTTTGATTAGATAGGGTTACTGTTTCTCCTTTCTGGAAGAATTGAGATGTTTTAATTCTCACAAACACAGTAGATCCATCTACCTTTGCAATAGTTGCAATAGTTTTAGATGTATTACCTTGAATTGTTTGATCTTCTTGAATCTCAGTTCCACCATTTCCTCCAAGATCAAATGTATATACAGGGAAGAACTTAATAATCTGATCTCTTCTACCAAATCTATCTTCTTGTCCTTCAGCATTTTCAACTCTGTTGCTCACTGTTTTAACAGTTGCACTAGATAGGTCAATAATTGGACTCAAATGAGACGAAGTAGACGAAAGAGACATCTTATAAGTTAAAGACTCACTTAGGTTATTAAGTGTCTCATTAATTTCAGAAGCTACAACTTTTTGATTAGTAAAGTAATGTGGTTCATTTAAGAAGGTTCTTTCATACTCTGATTGTGAATATGAGGTATAGTTTGTAGTGCTAGAATCTACAGGAACAATGTTTGTAGTCTTAACACTAACATCCAACCCAGTTCCAGTAAATGTTAGATAATGAATTTGTGGGTACAGAGTTTCAAATTTTCTATTGAATGATGCGTAAGCAAGTTCTCCACCACCAATAGCATTAGCAGCTGCTTGTGTAGGAGAATCAATGTTGTACATATCAATACCAGAGTTGATTACTTGGAATAGATTGCTATTCAAAGTAGAAGCTGTGATACCACCAGTCCCTAGTACTGTTCTATAGAAGACATAGGATTTACCACTAGTTTCAAATCCATTGTCTCTATGATTAACTTTAACAATAGAGTTGTTATTCTTGAATAGTTTTGATGTAGCGTTAGAACCAGAACTTGCATTTGTTTCAACTGGATTTACATCAAGCAACTCATATCCAAGATTGTCATTCTTAAGTAAGAGATCTGCTGGTCTGCCAATATTAAACTCAGCACGATACATGGTAAACTTAAGATCCTCAAAAATATCCTCAGTCCAACTCTCAGTATTTTGAGAACGGTATACCGAACCTAAACCTGGTTGAGTTGTGATGACCGTACTGGTAGCAATATCTGTCTCTCCAAGTCTAGAAACCCAGAGTTCATAATCAGTAGAATCTGTTTCTACAGTAAGGGCATACTCAGTATCATTCTGTAAGTATACAGGATACTCAAATGCAAAGTGTGTAGGTGTAGTAGAGTTGGTTGCTTCGCCAGCATCAATAGCTACTCCCATTCTAACTGCAGGTGTGTCAATATCTAAGAAAGTCTGAATCTCACATCCACCAGCACCACTTCCAACACCTTTAACAACAACAGATGGTGCTTCTGTATATCCAATGCCAGGTAAAGATACCTCAGCATTATAAATCTGACCACCAGAAACTTCTATGCTTGCTGTAGCAGTAGATCCGCCAGGTAATTGTGGACTCTCAATAGTAAGAATCGCACTGTCATAATTTTGACCAGTATTTGTAACTCTAACCTTAGATAATTTTCCGCTATCTTTTACGATTGATAATACGAAAGTTGTAGCATCTTTTGCGTTTGCCTCAGTAACAGAAGGAATAATTAGATCTTCATTCTGTACAAAAGATTTACCATTATGATTGCTAAGAACAACTGTATAACACTGTTCGTTTGTAAGACTATATCTACCAGATGCAGTAGCAACTAATTCTACATTGTTCTTATCAAAAATTGAAAGGATAGGACCTGAGGCAGATGATGATGCACCAGTTACATTTTCACCCTTTAGAACTGACATGTTTCCACTAGCAGCACACTTAAGGAATGTATTGGGTGATAAAGTTTTTTCGCTGCCAGGTACGATATTTTTTGATGGTTTCTCAGCATCTACATTAGTGATGTAAGTTTTTATTGGAATATTTGTACTCTTCTTATTGAAGTAGAGATCAACACCAGTTACAAAACATCCTCCATCTAAGTTTTCTACTTTAAATGTTTGTGCAAGAGGATTAGGTCTTACAGGATTATCAGTATTACTCTCAATTAATTGAACACCTTCGTTAGATTTGAAGTAAGATGGTTTTGTTGAAATAATACTTGCTGGATTTTCTGGGAGCAAACCAGTAGCATAATACTTAACCTCTGCATAACTATCAACAGTTTCTTTTGATGCGTTAGTTGAACTAGAGGTAAATCTAAATGTTAGAATACCAGATGTTATGTTTATTTCCTCTGCAGATGTGTCATAAGAAACAGTATCTACATCACCTGTCCATGTGCTATTTTCTAGTGGAGGAGCTCCAGCAGGAACTAGAATAATACCACTAGCATTACCATACTCATCTGTAGTAATTTCTCCATTGAAAGAGGATAGTGAGTTACCAGCAATACCAGTAAATCTTAGATCAGGGTTAACCCAACGTGCTACGCTTCTTCCTTCCAAAAATGCATAGATTTTTGTGTTAGGTTTCATTCTCCTAATAATGTATTTTACAGGTTTACTTCTAGCAAAGAACTGTAGTGATGTAGAAACTAAACTCTCACCAATCGTCTTAGTTTGAATTCCTTTTCCTACCTCATTATTTTGAGGACTGATATTAGATGTGCTTGCTACAGATGCACTAGCAACAGATGTGATAGCTTGTTGTGTATTAACTTCACCTAATGAGTTGATAGCAGTAAATGAAGTAGATGTTCCTACCCAGTTAACAACAAATGAATTGAATAGACTGGAGAAACTTTCTTTTACATTATCTTTTGCTAAGAAAATTGTGAACAAATCTGTATTTGTATCTACAACTAATGGTTCTTCACTTTGATCATACCAGTGATCAATAGATGGAGATACTTCGCCATCTCCAACGTATTGAAGAACAACAAATGGATTTGGATTTAATGTCTTAGACGCAAAATCATTACCTAATAATGTCAATGATGAGAATGGTAATGTTACCATGTCTCCAGATTTTTTATATCCAGAAACCGCTCTCTGATCTTCTCTAACATTAACTTCTGTTAGTGCTACAGAATCTTCTTTTGATTGAGGACGTAGGACACTTTGTTGACTGTCCACTGCACATTTATAATCAAGAGATTGTAAGTTACCTACTTTATGTGCCTCAAAATTATCAACGAAGAAACCAGACTTAAATCTGTCTAGACCAATCTCATCTTTAACCTGCATATTAAGAGCTTGTTGCTCTAGGATGCTGAGAGTAGTGTAGTACTCAAGTCTTTCAATACGCTTCTCCAACTTACCGATATCACGCATTGTGTAACGTCGGTTATCAACAGGAGTGATTCTTACATCCTTACTTGTCTTTGTAAATGCAGGAATGTATGCATAGAAAAGAGGCACAGCATCATCAATAGGATCAGGTTTAGTTGGATTGAGAGAAGAGTTACCCTCTTTAACTATAAACTGTCCTTTATTATCTAAGAAAATACCATCAATACGATCTAAGTATTGAATCTGACTGAACGAGAAGGTACGTTCTAGTCCTAAATCTGGAGCAGGAGTGCTAGCTAATACAGCGCCAGGACCTGAGAATGATCCTTCTGTAACTTCCAGCGATGACTTATCCAAGAAACCAGGAATAATTGCATTAGAATCAACCTTTGGTCTGAAGTCAATTACATTTTTGAGTTCTAAGTTTCCATGTACAGAAGAATTGAAAGTAGGAATTTCATCTTCAGGAACACCTGCCTCATGAATGTAACTATCAATAGTACAGAAATCTCCTTGAGATTGTTCAAAATAATCAAAAGCAATTAGAAGTTGACCTTCTGCTGCCTCAAAACCTGGTTTTAAAACAATACGAGAGACATCATACAATGTATCTCTCTGACCATTATCAAATGTATATCTATTAGTTACATCCGTACCAGAAATTAGATTACCTGAGGTATCTGCAGAAGGTGGTTGAGATGAAGTTCCTTCATACACATATCTCAATTTGAATGCATCAGAATATGATAGAGTTTCTACAACATCAGTATCAAAGTCTTGTCCTCTAAATGGAACATTACGATCACCAGCAGATGCAACAACAATTCTCTTATTTCTTACAACAGTCTTAAGTCTTGGTTTTGCATTAGATACTTCAAGAGTTGCTGTAAGTTTTAATTTAGGGAAAGTTCCGTTACTAGGAATAGTACCAAAGTAATTACTTGGTAAATTGAGACTAATACTACCAGAAGTTAAACCACTACCAGTATCTGTAGATGAAGAAATTTCTACAGCATCATTTTCAACATAAATGATGTCACCTTTAACGATATTAGTAGCATCACCTTTGTCAAGAACAGTGATAACAAAATTACTCTCAGTGAATGCAGCAAATCTTTGTGTACCAAATGGTAACTGTGCAGCAAATGTAATTGTACCACCACCGCTAGAAGCTGTAGTCACAAAATCTCTACGGAAGAAATATTTAATCTTAGTATCTTCACCACCAGCAGAAACTTGAGATACTTGCTTACTACCAGTTGGGAATAGTAATGTACCAGAATTGGTATTGTCTACCTTAGCACGTAGACGTACAATACTAGTATTAGTTGCATCGCCAGGAAGTGCAGTGTCTAGATAAATTCTAGATTTAGATGATCCTTCTTGTTTTGTTGCATATTGTACAATAGCACGAACTAAATTATTATCATCATCAGAGAACTGTACAAGGTCACCTTGCTGCAATAGGATAGAAGCATCAGCACTAAAACTTGTGGACTCTACAAAATTAGATCCTTTAGAACCAAAGAATGTAAAACTAGTTACAGATTTAATTTCAGCATCTGTCTGACTGTTTACTACAACGTCTGCAGAGAATGAATTTGAGTTTCCAGATCCATAAGCAGCACCAATAGACTTCACGTTCTGTGGAGTATATGTGGTTACAGTATTTCTAAACAATACAGGGACGACAGAAGCTGCTGAGCTTGGTGTAGCAGCACCAGCAGGATTTTTAACAGTTACAGCAGGAGGTTGTGCATATTCTACTTCTACAGCACGTCTATTAACAACAACAGCACCATAGATAGAACCACCACTAGTTCTCTTAATTTCAATCTTTGATGCATCAAACTCTAATCCATTGATTAACAGTGTGGCACCATCTGCATAACCAAGTCCTCTTGCATTGGTAACAAAATGAGAAATAGTATTTTCTTTAGCGATTCTTACAGTATTTCCTGATTCATCTCTAATTGTTTCGCCAGGTAAGAATTTACCAGATAGTGTCTTAACGAATAAAAGATTACCTGTGCTATAAACACCTGTCCCTGTACCCTCTACAACTCCATAAGCACCACTCTGTGAACCAAATACATATTTA